TTAGATATTCATACTCCCAATAATCTTTTTGATTGTTGGCATTCCCTGAAGTGTCTACAGATAAGTCGAGTCTGTAATTATGTTTGATTAATAATCCGTTGTCCGGATTGATTACATATCCAAACTTCTTTTTCTGCTCTGCTGTCAGTGGTTGCTTTCCTGTCATTTGATCTAGGGTTAGATTGTCAGAAGTACTTTCATCATCAGGATCTATATGTTGTCCTGTCAAATAAGTATTCCAATTTTCTTTCCAGATTGGTACTGAACGATAATGTGATTTAGTATAGCGCTTATCTTGCGCTACTATCCTAACTACTCTTTTTATTTCTTCCATCTCTTTTCTTTTTTTCTAATTAATAATTAAGAGTTATAGGGTCTAAAGATTCTCTGAATCTTAGCTCTAGAAATAACTCCTGACTGAAACAAGAAGTGATGATGTGAACCATCTACTGAGTTGCTCATTTCTGATCCACCCTTGTTAATACCATGTACGGCACCTGACTTGGGAGGTCTCAACTGAACAAGTTCAATTTGATTGTCACCACTTGATGTTTTGCCTAGTGGTACAAAGATAGCATCCCATGATCCTTTTCTTGTTCCATCTGACAATTCTTTATGTGGTCTTTCTTCACTGTCAAACCATCTCCATCTCTTAGGAATGATTCTAACACCACCAAATTCATAATAATCATAATCGTTATTGACACCTTTTGTTTCAGCATCACCAACTACATTATTGTTTTGGGTAACGAAACCTGATTCTCTCATTAATTTAGAGAAACCATTAATAGCTTTCTGACCAGCAATAACTGCTAATTCAAGCTTACCATTACTACCTGCTCTTAAGTCGGCATCTTCCATGATAGCTTCAAGAAATTTCATTGTCCATGTATTGTAAGGATATTCATAAGCTCCATCACCCTGATAGATAATACCATCACCAGATAGAATCTCACGACCTTGTTTATCTTTCATAAGAACTGTACCATCAGTTGCTACTGTTCCTTTTCCAAAGATAGTTGCATACTCATGATATTTAGCTGCACGTTCCATCATTGTTTTCTCAGCATATGTTAACCAAGAAGCATGACCCTTATGCATTGTCCAATACTTATCTACTGCCAAATGTTCTGCAGTCCCTGAATAAGAATATTTCAAACGCTGTAAAGTCATAGAAGCTTGACCATAGGAATCAAAGGTATATTTTTCATTACCTGTTTCTGAGAAGTCATGTTCATACATGGTATGTACAACACTAGCTTCTGAATTTTCTTCCATCAACTCAGGGTTAATGAATGATTCATTAGTGCTAGTTACAATTTTAACCATGTGTCTCCAAGCTCCACCAACTTCCACAGGAGGTTGATCATCTATGATGTAAATTTTTGTTTCGTTATCGTTTAGTTCAATAACTTCTTTTGGGCCAGCCCAATTAGTATCAAAGTAACAATAAACAATAGATTGATTACGCCCTGGTTGTGTTGGATATGCATCACATTCAAAAGTTACACCACCTGGTCCTTTTGCAAAATGAAGTTTAACACGATCAGAATGTTTGATAAGGTATTGTACGACATTTGATTTCACAACTTTATAGTTGGCTCCTGAAAATCCATCATACAAACCTTTTGTTTTCATGCCCTTTACGTTGAGCAACGTTGTGAGTGGAGTATATTCATCTTTGAATAACTCAAACACTGTAGGAAGAACGTCAGGGTTTGATACTGCGTTCCGCATCAACGATAAGCTATCAATTGAATGATTAGCAATATGCGTTGGTTGACCTGGTAATAATCTCATAATTTTTTTTATTTAGCTTAAACAAATACGTTTGGATCCAATTTAGTTGGCATCCCGGGGGTTGTTCCCCCTCCTGTGTCTGTAGGTTCTAGACCTAACTTGTCGAATATTTTCTGCTTGACAGATTCTACTCGTTCATTAATTTTGCTTTTAAATGCTCCTTCACCTTTATGAATGAGAGCTATTACTTTGTATAGCGTATCATCATCTTCGATTAAGTCATGCATTAAAGCTCTGCCTGTTTCCGGGTTTATTTCAGTGTACATCCTAAATGCTTCATCAACTTCTTTTTTTTCAACTTCGTTGAATTGAAATCCAAAGAATTCAGTAGTACCTTGATTTCTAATTATTGTGTCTTCTATACTTTGTGTGTATCCCTCTTTATCAAAAGACCGAGCTTCAGGGAGTTTGTCTAATCGCTCTTGTCTTTTTTTATCATAATAACCTGAAAGCTCTTCTTTCATTTGATCAACTTTTAGTTTTAACTCTAAGGGAGATAATCTATCAAGTTCTCTTGTAACATCAGCTTCACTCTCTAGTACTCCATTAGGATTACTTTCAGTCTTTAAATGGCTAGCTTTCAAATAAGCAGCATAAAACTCTTTGGGACTTAATGATAGCAACTCATCTTTCCTCTTGGATTCAGAATTATATGTTGCAGGATCAAATCCTTCTTCTGTAGAAGCAATGATGTAATCTTGAATATGTTCTGGAAGATCTCTTACATTTACTGTAAGATCATTTGCAGAAGATTCAGGTTCTTCATCATCTTCTATTACAGTTTCAGGTTCCTCTACTGTTGTTATTTCTTTTTTTAATGGATCAGGATTAGTATCTTCTTTTATCGGATTAACAGGATAACCTGCTAACGATGATAATAGATCTTCACCATCTTCATTTAATTGTACCTCTGTTGCCCCTTTACTTTCGTCAGTTGCTGCAGCTGAAGCTGCGATTTCTTGTTCTGTTTTTCCCATGATTTATTATTATATGTTTGGATTTACATTTGATGATATCTGTTTACGAGTAGCTGTTTTAGGTTTACTAGCATTTTCTTTTTTTCTTCTTTCCCATTCTTTATCATCCAATAATGGGTAACCTTGCTTAACATATTTTTTATGTGAATTGTATATTGCATTATTGACACTTCTACTTTCGGAATTACTGGATTGATATCTCAAATAGTTTGCCCTTTTTATATGTTCACCTATTTCCTTATCATTATTTGCAACTGCATCTCTTTTTTGTTCATAAGCTTTTTTACTTGATCTTGCAGCTGTAGTCTTGTCTCCTAAAATACCATCTTCTTTTAATTTTGGCAAATCAATAAGTCCATCAGTTATCATTTTATTTATAGCTATCTGTTCTTCTTTAACAGCAGGATCAAAATTCTTTGATTGAGTTTGGGTTGCTGGTTTCTTATCTTGAGTTGTAACAGCGTCTTTACTTCTATCTGCATTTTGATATCTATTAATAGCATCAATATCACTTTGAGAAAATTTAATACCTCCTATCTCAGTCTTAGCTTCATCAGATTTTGGCATAGCAGCTCCAACTGCTGTTCCATCAGGAGATAACATATTCTCTGGCACTGGAACTGTAGCTTTTGCTACAGAAGCTGTTGAGTTATATATACTAGAATTAGCTCCACCATACATCTCTTGTGCTCTTGGGTCTGATGGATTATTTTGCCTAGATTGAAATTTTGTAAATGATCCTTCTCCATAAGTTTTCTCATAATAGTCCCGATGCTCTTGTGGATTCAGTCCTAGTCTTTGAGAAGTTTCAATTGCTTGGACAGCCATACGATAATCATGAAGTGATAGATCATCATTATTCTTGCCCGTATATTTAATAGACTTGCCATTATTAGCTAATTTGCCATTATTAGCACGGAGATAATCATTTAAATCAATACCATAATTTTTAATCCACTCTTCACTTATTTTAGCATATGATTCTGTACTCATAGCCTTGTCATTGCTTTTTTCGGGTTTGTTTTTCTTTTTGTTTGCGCTGTAAATTGACATAGTTATTTTTATTTATTGCTGTTATTTTTTATTGGATTCCTTTGGTACTTAGATTATTTACTTTTGGAGAATCCTTTTTATCTACCTCGCCTCTTCTTCTGTTTTCTGCTCGTGTAACTTCGTTTACTGCAGATGCCAATTTATTAGTTTCGGGACCACGAACACCATCTACCTTAATTTTTTTTCCTTTTACCATTTTGTTTTCTACAAAATAGTTTAAGACTCTTTGATGATCTTTTATCCATCCTTCTTCAGAAGGATCTTCTCTTTTATCATCGAATTTGGGTAGATTTCTGTGTGCATAATAAGCATTTGCTTTATTAGTTTCTCTAGCCAATTCTTTGTTTGGTTTCCTTTTCTTAGGATTCCCTTTTCCCGCTTCGTTGTAATTAAATATTCCCATAATTTTAATTATTAATATTTTACAAATATAAACTTTTTTTATTACTACTAATCTTTTATCTTTTCTTTTGCTGCTAACCTAACCTTCCTATCTTCTACTTTTATTTTACTACCCGCATTAAATGCATCATAAGCTTGTTTAGTGTTAGCCATAGATAGTTCTGCTTTTTTAAAGAAGGTATCTAACTTTAATTGAATTTCTCTAAGCTGTTCATCCATTTGTGACTGTCGATTCTGTTCTGATAAATAACTCATTTCAACTTCATGATCCTTATCAACTTTATAGATTTCTGTAGCCATCTTAGTACGCATTTCTTTATCCTGCATTTCCATCTCTACACCAAACTTGTTCTGTTCAAATTCAAATTTTTGTTTCTCAAGTTCTAAACTCATTGCTTGTAACTCGGATTTTTGTTTTTCTATGGCTGCCTTGTATTCTTGTTCAATTTGAATTTTTTGTTGTTCTGCTTGTCCCTGAGCTTGAATTTGTCCACTCTGAGCAGCTTGTGCCGCTTCCATTGCTTTCTCCTCGAAATACTCATATTTTTTTTCTAGTTCTTTTAAAGATTTCAATCTATATAAGGATACTATATTAGAAAATGGTAATTGACCTTGCATGTGTTTATTGACGGCCATTTGTTTTAATTGCATAAGAGAACTTTCTTCTTCCGTAGAGTTCTCTACATACATATCAAATTCTACGTTCTTGAACATATCCTTTGGAACAATGATATGCTGTTCTCCCTGTGTCGTTGTATCCCTTGATATAATACCACCGTCATGCAAACAATACTTTGTTGCTAGATTTAATGCAGCTTCAAAAGCTTTACCAAAAATCTGATCATGATTGTAATATAAAATTTCTGTAACAAGAGCATTCTGCTGAATACTCATTTCAGTTTTTCCCACCTGATCCCCTGTAACAACTTGTCCCATTCTCTGAGGTCCAATACCCATAAGATAACCTATCATTTGATCTGTAGAATTAATCATGTTGTCAATATACTGGATTGCAGGAGATAATGTTTCATCATATTGTGTCCACTGGTTAAAGGATGAATTAATCTTTCTTCCACCCTTAGATACTGTTTGGATATAAAGTGAACCTTTTTTCTTGTGATATTGATGTTCCTCTGTTGACATACCACTAGGTACTTGAGATAAGTCAATTACAGTTCCTTTGGTGCCTGATAGTGCGAGTAACAACTCTCGGTGATAGTGAAGGATGTTTATTAACTTTTGAAGCTCCTCAGTGGCTTTAATTAAGCTGTAGGGTCTCTTGGATAATCTAGCAAACGTTTCACCATAAATAGGAAGATCTCTCTTAGTATAATCATCTAAATAAGTTCTACAGTATTTTTTCTTTCCTGATTTGAATACTTTCTTTAATTTTTCTACATAGATACCTTCGTAAATATCAGTAACATATCTGACAACTAACTTATCTCCTTTATCTTCTTTAATGCTTTTAAGTTCTTTCTCTTCTATAATATGTCTGAAATAAGCTCCTTCTTTATATGGATTAAGACTTGCCTTGATATAAACCTTTCTTGGAGATTTATAAAAGACCTTCCAACAACGAACCATATTGTAACTAGATTCAGATCCTTCATAACTTTTGATCCCGGATATAGATGCAGTTTTTTTTGTTTCTGCCGTTTCAGTTCCATCATAAAAATCATAAGTCATGTTGTCTTCTAGGATCTCTATCTCTTCTTTGGTTAATTCTGACCCAAACATGCCTACTACTTTATCTATAGTATATCCTTCTTCAATTGCTACCCAAGGACCATCTTGTATAAAATCAACATTTGATACCTTTGGGAAATACACTTTGACATCATCTATCACTTCAAAAACAGGAAGAGCCTTACCCTCTATGTAATCAACATAATAATTAGCTTTACCCGTAACACAACTTGCTATAAGCCCCTCTATTTTCTTTTCTTTGAGTCTTAGTTTATACTTCATCTTATCCGCTAAAATTTCCGCATACATTTCTTTTTGATCCTGCCATGTCATTCTCAGATGAATATCAAGTTCTTCAATATCTTTTTCAGTATATAAAACTTCATCATGAATTCTTTTCATTTGAGTTTCCATGATTAACTTTATCTCTGGGAGCTTCTGTGCAATTTCTTGCATTTGCTGTTGCTCTTGTTCATTTTGTGGTTCTTGTTGAAGCATTTGTTCTAATTGTTGCAATTGACCCTGCATACCAATTAACTGCCTTTGTAGATCTACCTTATTAGTTTCAATCTTATTTTTTATTTGTGAAATAACAAACCTTGATTTATTTACTATCTTTTCTTTTTTGCTATCTAAGTCACCTACTCTCAAAGTATATACCCAAGGTCTTTTACTTTCCTGGGAAGCGAGCAGATTTATTCTTGGTCTTTGAACACCTATCCATCTAAACTTTGCAGGAAGAACAAACTTTCCTACTTTTCTAAGATAGTCAAATTCTCCTTCATTGAATTGTTCATTGTAAAGCAACCATGATTCATAATCTTTTTGTTTACCATCACTAGCATTTTTACATCCTATGGCTATAGCTGTTATTGTTTTCTCTATAAAAGCTTCATTCTTTAACGATTCTGAAATAACTTGATTTGGGATTTTCATATTTTTATCTTACTTGATTTATTATATTTCCGTTTGCATCTTCACTATATACCATCACACCCAAGGTATCTGCATCACTACTGTTCTCTTGTTCTACTATCTGCAACTCTGTTTCATCTTCATAACATACTATAGATAATGAAGAGGATATAGTAACGTCACAGTTATACTTTCTGCCGGAAGGATCATATTTGAATCTTGCAAAAGCATCTATCTGTTCAATATCATCCATCTTGTCTATGTTCTCTTTCACTGACAAGTGATCTTTTAATATGGCTAACCAATGAGGCTTTGTTGAGGGATCTATACCGTATGTATTATTGGTATTTGATTTCTGTACATACCTAGCAATAATCATATCAGGTCTTTCTTTTAGGTAATGCTCCATTTGGTTTCTTTTATAAAAATCAAATATACGAATATTTGACCATTCAATTAAGTTTATGAGATTATAATAAATAGAAAGTTTAATTGTGTTCTCGAAAAACTTATATGCTCCACCATCTTCTATCTTAGGCCTTTGTGTTAATCTAGCCACCCATTTCTTATAGCTATGATTAGCATTAAGGAATCCCTTAAAAACATGAATAGAGCCCTTTGAGTTACTTTCATTAGCTTCATCCTTATCATAACTATCTGTTCCACCCTTATACAAATTTTCATAGACTAGACCATCTTTATCTGTTTCAGGATGTTCCATTATGTAAAACTCTCCTTCTTCTTCCTCTGTAGCTATAACACCTTTTGACCAATCCTTGGGATCCTTCCAATCTAGATTATAATATCCAGATTCAGTAGCCATCTTATGGGTATAAAGATGAGCCTTCCTTTCATTCAAATGGAATATAATTTCTTCTCCAAAATATCCACCACTAACATTACTAAAGAGTTCTGATAGATAGAACGGCTTAAGAGTGATTGCTCTGAATCTATCCTTTGATGATTTAGATGCACGATCTTTCATTAACTTTATCTCACTTTCTTTTCGTAAGGTGTTACCCTCACTATCTATAATTTCAAATTGCCACCCAGGAATGAAACAAGCAATATCAGCAGATCTTGCAGAAATTTCTTTCTCGTGAATATTCTTAAAACTCATCAGATTAAACTCATGAGGATTATAGCACATGTATTCAACATCAGCAACAGATTCTGCCATATCTCCTGCAGTAGAAATAAATACATTCTGTCCTGTCTTATATCCTTCAGCTTCTAGAGATTGATTTACAAATTCTGCAGTTGCTCTAACAAGTCCTCTCTTCCATATACCTGATTCTTCATAGATAACTTTCGTAGGAGACAACCCTGATAAAGCTTGGTCATTATCCCTAGCTGTTCTACAGTGTATCTCTGAACCATAGTACTTAGCTTTCAATAAATCGTTGTTATCTAAACTCGACCACTTGTAGAACTGAGAATTAATAAGTCTTTCTATTCCTCTCTTAACCATCTTAAAAGTATTGAGAGCATACTTTTCTTCTCCTGCTACTATAGCTACCTGACTATCTCTTATAAATAAATAATCATAGGCTACATCACAAGCAGTTTCTTCTGATAATCCACATTGTCTCCTCTTAGTCCATAATAGGTCCTTTAGCATGGCTGAAGATAGTTCTCTGATCGTCCAATTCTGCCATGACAATGAAGTGAACCTTGGAGCTCCTACGGCTTTTCTCTTAGTCTTTTGATCTACTCTCCTAATGGACCAAAAGTTCAAATAGAAATACATCCTACCTGATATCCAAACTTCCTTATTATTAATTTTGAAATCTAGTTGTGGTAGAAAAACATGATCTTCAAACCATATTGCATCAATCCCATCTCTTAGAGCATCTCCACCCTTCTCTATGGCATTAGGAACTGTATATCCTACCAAACATCTTTCTCGTTGTTTCTGCCACCAGCCTCTATCAGTTATTATATTATTCCTTTTCAAATACTTTACATACAAAGGTTCAGTCTTAGGCACAGAAAGCACATTATGATGAAACAAATCAAACCGGTGGGGAATGTCATTACCATAAATTACAGGCTGAAATCTTTTTGTATCTATAAATCTCATGATTCCTCAAACATTGTTTTAGCACTTAGTTCTTGTTCTATCTTTTCAGTTTCTACAAGCTTTCTTAATCTCTGGTCAATAGCATATAACTTCTCTCTTACTGCAATAGCTTTTATCTTCTCTTCACTATTGTCAATCTCTATGACCATATCAATATCTTTTGCGAAATCCTTATCCAAATCATCATCTCTAAAAGTTATTGTTCTTCTTACCCTCTCCTTCTTTGTGAACTGAATAGATGAAATGTACTCATGTAGTTTAGCAATATCTTGCTTACACATCTCATGATCTCTCTGGACTGCTGTTAGTGACATCTCTACATATAAAGCAATAAATTCTTTTATCAAGGCTGAATCAAAATATTCCTTTTTAATTTTACTTTCAAATAGGTCTGAACAAATCCTATCTTTACGCTGATCCGGAAGGAACTCTGAATATATACTTTTTGGGGAATAAACATTATACACATAAACTAATATCTTTTGTAGTAGATCCTTATCATCCTTATATTCTTCAATCAATGCTATTGATTCCTTTAACTTTTGTGCGGGAGCCACAAACTCTACTATATTACTTTCATTATACTTTAGCATTTTTACTTAATTAGGGATATAACAATAACTATCAACTCGGCTACAGCAACCCATGTTAAGACTTTAATCTTAACCTTTTGTTTATCCTGAAGCTTTTGGATTTCTTTATATCTTTCTTCTTGCAGTTTGATAGTTCCTTTTTGGGATACACACAATAACATGCAATCTGTAATCTCTTCATTCTTTTTTTGTAACAGAATATTGATACTGTCAATATGCTGATCCTGGATCCTTGAATAGATGATCAAGGAGTTGATTGATTTCAACATAGGATGGTCTATGAGTATTAGAGTATCCTTATCTGATACTACTACATCTAATGGTTTTAAATCATTGATCAATGTTATACCATGCTGAGAAATACCCAACATCGGCATTAACATTATTATTACGAATAACAGCTGATTCCTTTTCATACTTAATATCATAAAAGTTATTGATACTACCTGTGTCTATAATCTCGATCTCTTTAAGTCTTTTCCATAATGAATCTTCAAATACGTTACGGAGTTCTATCTCCTTGGTGAGCTTATCAATTTGATCCAATACCCTTTTGTTATTGTGATTGTTGGTATATAGGATGATTGCTACAATCAATAAAACTCCCGCAACGGCTAACCATCGGTTTTTCATAGTAACTCTTTAATATCTCTTTCGAAGAAAAGAGTATATGTAAAAGTCGGTCCCCAATTAGAAACCGCTTTATCCCTTATAGGAATTAAGATACTATGAAAGTCTTTAGGACTCTGCACAACTTGACAACCAGCTGATGTCTTACCAATAGTGGCCAACATTGCTTTGTTTGGTTGCCTAGAATGTAAATTTGTATAATAGATAGCTTCATAGATTTTCCCTTTCTCTACATCTCTATAGTTGTTCCGGTCATTATCTCTCCAATACTTCATTGGTTTGATTTGCCGAAAAGCTTGATGTTCTGTTGGCTTTCCAGGATTGTGCTTCCCTGCCATTAAAGCTCCTTGGTATTGTTGATTATGAACCATTAGAGCCGATCCATTAACAGACATTGGATTCTTCATATAGTATAGTCCAGGGTCTGTAGTCGCTTTAAAAACATGATGATATACTTTCCCTTTGTGTTGCCATGATATTCCAATAACATCATTGTATTCATCTGTTTCAAGATCCTCTGATCTGATGCCCCATAAATTTACATTATAGTTCTTAACATCTGAATGAAAGAATCTAAAACCAAACTTTTTGTAACAAGCTTGGATTTGATCGAACGTAATATCTTGAATTTTTGTCATGTTATGATTTTTTAAATTTCTCTATACCCGCATGAAAGATTCCCTTAAACGCATTTATTAAGGAATCAACTAATTTGTCAATTCCATATAAATTTAGAAACTGTCCTAATATAAAAGAGAAAAATAGAACATAACCGTAGGGCATTTGTTTTACTT